CGATTTACCCGCCTTGCGAAAGGCCCCGTCGCATTTGGTCGGGGCGAAGCTGGCGCCCAAATTCGATACGCTCGAGGAACAGGCCCGGTTCTATGAGTGCTTCGAAACGCCAGCTTGGGCGGCGGCGGCGATCCTGACCGTCGAGATTTTTACGGGCGAGGTCGTCGACCCGTGTTGCGGAACCGGGATCCTCGTGCGCGCGGCCATCAAGGCCGGGTACGACGTGACCGCAAACGACGTTTGCTTTTGGGGCTTCCCGCTCGACACCGAGGCCGACTTTCTGACCGAGGCTTTCGACCTTGAGGGAAAAACGGTCTTCATGAACCCGCCCTTTTCGAAGGCCTGCGCCTTCGTCGATCGAGCCTTTGAATTGGGGGGCCGCAAGGTCGTCTGTTTTCAGCGCTACGCATGGTTCGAAAGCGACGACCGCCGCAATTGGTGGGAACGCAACCCGCCGGCGCGGATATGGCTTTGCGGTGACCGCGCTATTTGCTGGCGGTTCGATATCGCGCCGCAAGACCGCCGGAACGGCGCACCGACCGCGCATGCCTGGTTTGTGTGGGAACGCGGCCACAAGGGCGGGCCGATCACGTCTAAGATTTGGAAGGATATGGAGGCATGAGCGATCGACGGGAAAAGCGGCCGTGGTATCCGCGATACGCTCAGGATTTCATCATGGGAACGATGGGCATGCCGCTCGAAACGCGCGGCGCGTATTCCATCCTTCTCGACCTGATTTACGACCGCGGCGGACCCATCCCCGATGACCCGCAATGGTTGGCCGGGCTCTTGGGCGTGAGCAAGCGCAAGTGGTCGACAATTCGCGAAAGTCTGATTTCCGAGTACCGGAAAATCACCGTCAAAGACGGCTTTATTTCGAACGCTCGAGCCGACGCGGAATTGATTAAATCCGAAAAAATCTCTCGAAAACAGTCTGAAAACGGCGTGAAAGGCGCGCGAGCGCGAGCCGAAAATCAAGCCCGATCCAACGAAAACAATAACTTAGATCAAGCGACCCTTAAGCCTCCACAACCACAACCACATAACAAGAAGAAAGAGTCTATTGGGGATACATCCAGTATGTCTTCCGCGCGACCGCCATTGACCAAACCGCCCCCCGAACGCGCACCCCTGACCATCGACGAAATCCGACATCAAACCGTGCTCAAGGTCCAAGGCCTTCGCTTCGCCCCAAGGGCCTCCGTCGCGGGCATGGTCCGCGACTTCGTCGACCACGGGGCCGACCCCTCGGCGCTCATGCGGGTCGCCGGGGAATGCTCGATTTCGAACCTCTCGATCGACGACTTCAAAACCAAGGCGGCGCAATTGCTGCCGGGTGAAATCCGAACCGCCATCACCAGCAATGAGGAAGCCAGCCATGCCCAACGCGCCAGCCATTCAGGACGCCAAAGCGTTACCAGCGCTGCCGAGGCTGCCAAGCGCAGTTTCGGCGGCACTTGAGCCGGTTTACGCCAACCCGCTGGACGATGACCCGGCACGCTACCGCCTCAAGGGCGACGTGCCGGCGCAGGAAGTCGACCGGGCTCTTGCCTCGCTTCGGGCGTGGTTGGATCAACGGTTGACCACCGCGAAGGCGGTCGATGCGCTGCAACCGCTCTACCACCTTTGCGCCCAGAAGGGGCAGGACAACGCCGACCTTGCCGGACAGATGCGGGCCTATGCCGGGCGGATTGCCGAACTACCCGCGCCGGCCGTCTTGCGCGCCTTGGCCGGTTGGCCGTCCCGGTCGAAATGGTTCCCGACTTGGGCCGAATTGCTCGACGCCATCGACGAATGCGCCGTACCGGTGCGGATGCAGGTCGATGCGCTCATGCGGGCCAAGGGCGGGGCAGCCGTGCCGCAGATCGAACAGCGCAAGCGAGCGCGGTGGGAGGATTTGACGGACGAAGAACGCGCGGAACGCCGAGCCCATACGCAACGGGTGAAAGAGCGCTTCAAGCAGCAACAGGCCCAGTTGAGCGAAGCCCTTTCCGAAAGCGGCATTTTCTCGACCCTCTCGCCCGAACAGCAAGCCCGGATCGACAAGGCGCAGGCCGAGGCCAAAGCAAAGCGCGATGCCGAGGGTTCGGCCGTGCTGAAACGGGAAATCGAGAAGCGGCGCCCCTTGGCCTATTCGGAGGCGGCCGAATGACGAAAACCCAAGAGCGCGAGCGCGTCGTCGTCACGCAAACCGACCCGGTCGACGAGCTGGCGCGGCGCATGTACTTCGCTTCACTCCCGAAAGACGGCAAGCGCACTTGGTCGAAGCTTTCGGATGCCTCGAAACGGCCATTCCTGCGAATGGCGTCGTCGATCCTGGACAATCCCGACCCCTGGATTCGGCTGTTCCCTTGGCCCGACCATGACCCGCGCGTTCGGCATCACTTGGCCGCCATCCACGCCGAAGCGGCGCAAGGCGAAACCGGGTTCGATCGAGGAACGCCGGAAATGCGGGCAAAGAAGACCCGCACCAAGAAGGCCGATGTCTTCGGCAACCTCATTCGGGACGAAAACGGAAAAGGCCAACTGACCAACCATCAAGCGAACGCCGGTAAGGAAATCCGCGAAATCTTCGAAGTCATTTCCCGCAAGATGGAAACACCCGCCGTCGACCCGTCGAAAGAGCCGGTCGATACCAGCATGGGAGACTTTATCCCGCCCTTGGCGCAGATACCGCCGCACCTCGAGAAAGCCTATCACGGGCATTATCTCGTTTGGGCGAGGGAAGCCCGAAAACGCACCTATGGCCGGCGCCGAATCACCGCGTACGCGATTACGGTCGACGTGGTGGTTTACAACAAGGGGATTTCCGACCTCGAAAAGCGGCACGGTTTGAGGCGCGGACATACGGTTTTCAAGGCTTTGCGGGATGCCCTTACCCTCTATGCATGGCACGCCGGATGGATCGGCGGAACAGGCAAAGGGCGCACGGATTTGACAAAGGGCGCAAGTTAGCCCTACAAATTGTCACAGTTGGATTACTGCACCCGCCCGGAAGAACCGCGGCGGGTTTTCTCGTTCTAGGGGCCCCCATGAAGACCGCCGGCAACCGGATCGGTACGACCGCGGCCCAACGCATCAAGTCACCAGCCAAAATCACCAAGGCGCATTACGGTTCGGCCGAGCACAAAGCATGGCGGGCCGATGTCGTGCGACGTGCTCGAGGCCGGTGCGAACGATGCAGTCGCAAGGCATCGCGGTTGTTCGCCGATCATATTCGCGAAATCGAAGACGGGGGCGACCCGCTCGACCGTGCCAACGGCCAGGCGCTTTGCGGGTCGTGCCATACCGCCAAGACCGCCGAGGAACGCGCGAGGCGGCACGGCGTGCAGTAACGCGAGGGGGGGCGGTCAAAAGTCCACAAGGGGGCAAGCCAAACCACCACGCGCCCCGCCATGCGTAGAAAATTTTTCTCGCGGAAAATTTCATCGGAGGTCGGATTTTGTCGACAAATTCGGATTCTCAATCGAAGGGCCGACCGGCCTTCAAGGCGACGGTAGCGCACCGCAATAAGGTTCGGCTCGCCGCCGCGGCCGGAATGTCTCACGACAAGATTGCGAAGGGCCTCGGCATTTGCCGCGATACGCTCTTGAAGCACTTCGCCGACGAGCTCGAAACGGGCGGTGCCGAGAAGATGCTCGAGAACCTGGCGCGGCTCGAAAAAGCGGCGAAGAAGGGAAACGTCGCGGCGATGAAACACCTCGACGCGAAGTTTAAGGTCGGCACGGCCGCCGGCGAGGTGAACCCGGAACCGAAGCCGAAGACCGGCAAGAAGGAAGAACAGCAAACCGCGGCCGAGGGCGCCGCGTCGGGCGATGCTGGCGGCTGGGGCGACGACTTGAAGCCGAATATTCGGGTCGTGAAATAGCGAATGTGGGACACGTCTTGCACCGACTGGGAAGAACGGGTTCTTTCCGGCCGGTCGCTAGTTCCTGATCTTCCGCTATTCGAGGACGAAGCGGCCCGCGCGGTGCGGGTCTTCAATCGGTTGAGGATCCCCGACGTGCCGGGCATGCCGACGATGGAAGACGCGGCCGGCGATTGGTTCCGCGACATCGTGCGGGCGCTGTTCGGGGCCTTCGATGCCGCTTCATTCGAGCGGTTCATTCAAGAGGTTTTCCTCTTGGTCCCGAAAAAGAACGCGAAGACGACCGGCGCCGCGGCGGTCATGATGACGGCCGCAATCGTGAACAAGCGGCCGGCGGCATCGGCAAGCCTGATCGCGCCGACGAAAGAGATTGCCGACCTGGCGTTTGGTCAAATGTCGGGGATGATTAAAGCCGACCCGGCGCTTGCGGATTTGTTCCATATCCAGCGGCATATCCGGCAGATTACTCACCGGCTGACCGACGCGACAACGAAGGTAAAGGCGGCTGATACCGACACGGTCACCGGTTCGAAAGACACGTTTACGCTTATCGACGAAGTGCACCAATTCGCGGCGAAGTCTCGAGCCCGCGAGGTCTTTGTCGAATTGCGCGGCGCGTTGTCGGCCCGGCCCGATGGTTTCTTGATGCAGATCACGACGCAATCGAAGAAACCGCCGAGCGGCGTCTTCGCCGACGAATTGCAACAGGCCCGCGACGTTCGCGACGGCAAGGTTCAAGCCCCGTTGCTGCCGGTGCTGTACGAGTTGCCGAAGCGGTTGCAGAAGGCGAAGGCCTGGACCGACAAGAAGTATTTCCCCGCGGTCAACCCGAACCTTGGCCGGTCGGTGCGGCCCGATTGGCTCGAGCGCGAACTCGCGAAGGCGAAGGCGGCCGGCGACGAACAATTGACCTTGTTTGCTTCCCAGCATTTGAACGTCGAAATCGGCGTCGGGCTGTCAACGGACGGATGGCCTGGCGCCAAGGTTTGGCAGCGCGGCGACACCGAGGGCCTTACGCTCGAGGCCATCCTCGATCGGTCGGAAGTCGTGACGGTCGGTATCGACGGCGGCGGCCTCGACGACTTGCTCGGCTTCGCG